CAGAGAAGAAGCATGGAATCTTCTGAAAGACGATACGAATATCAATGATTCCGGCGGATGGGACTATGGTTATGTTCAAGAGTTTTTGAAAATTTGGGAGGAATAGTTTGAACGTATTAGGAAAAGAAATCAATGACGAATGCCAATATTGTGGAGAAGTTCTCCAGTGTGAATTATTTAGACAGGGACATGGGATAAAACAGGAACGTTGTAACATTACAGAAATGTTGAAATGCCAGTTTAGGCATAAAAAGGAAAGAATAAATGGAAAGTAAGCCTGCAATATGGACAGTTGAAAATCCAGAAGGACTATATTGCCCTGATTGCGGATGCTTTATGAAAGATTATTACAATCCATTAGAAAAATGTCCGAACTGTGGACAACGATTAGAAGGATGGATTGATGGAAGTAATAAGCAAAAATCAGTTTGGAAACAATGGAGTGAAGAATATAAATGAGCATGACAGAAGTAATACAGGAAATGTCGGGGCGTGATTTTTCGGAATTTATGAATGCCCCGACATGGAATGGTGAAGCAGAAACAAAAAGATTTAAGGACGGACTCTGGGTAATCTGTCCTTTTTGCCATAAGAAATTGATTAAAATCCTTCCAAATACAAAGATACATAAAATGCCGTATATTTGCAAGTCCAGCAGATGTAAAAAGAATTTTATTGTGAATGTGGAGTGATCCTATGGGAAATAGATATATTTTAACTTTAACAGAAAAACAAGCAATCTTAATCAAAGACGCTTTGGAGGAATACTTCCGAATCCGAATGAACCAGTGGGGAGATTTGGCGGAATCATTGGTTATAAAGAATATTGATTTGTCCACAGATAATCCAAATCACGAAAAAAATTTTGAGAGATATATTACAGAGCGTGATGCGGTTCGGAATGTTTTAGAGTGCGCCGGACGGATTCTTTGGGAGAATCAAATAAATCCAAAGTCGGATGAACAGTTAATCGCAGAGGATATATGGCAGGTAATCCGGCATCAGTTATGGAAAGATAGTGAAAATAAAAATAACTGGTGCGTGGATGCCAGAAAACCATTGAGAATGAGTGATGAGCCGTTACCAGAAATTAAGAAAGTCGAGGGATAAATTATGTTAAAATGCAAAATTTGCGGAACGGAGTTTCCGGCAATTAAAGAACATCACTATACAGGAACAGGTTCTGTATCAACACTTGCTCTTTCGCCACTTTTAGAAAAAGAAGAAAGAAAAGTATATGATTGTTTTAATTGCCCTATGTGCGGTTGCCAAGTAATTGCGCAGGAGAGGAAGCGAAAAATGAACCTGTAAGAATTTCTTACAAGTTGGAAAAATAAATAAAAAACCTCTTGACTTTGTACGGGCAATCTATTACAATGATTGTACGGGCAAAGAAAGCAGGTGATGAGATGTCGCCCTTACAGAAAGGAACAAAACTGACTGATAACCCAAGAAATGTTAGATTGGAAATTCGACTGACACAATCTGAAAACGAATTATTAGAAGAATGTGCAGAAAGAATGAAAACCACAAAAACTAAAGTTTTAACAAAGGGGATAGAATTGGTTAGTAAAGAATTGGATAAAAAATAAGAATCGCCCCGTCTGGAAAACTAAGCGATTCTTAAAATCCACCAAACCACAAGGGATTTGATAAATCTATCATATCATGTCCTTTGTGGAAAATCAAGTTTTTACAAAGGAGAATCATAATGAAAAACACAAAAGAGGAAGCCAGAAGTTTGGCAAGCGAGATTATTGCAGAATTACAAGGAAAAGTATCAGAATTAAGCCGTTCTGCTAAGATGTACACGAAGATGTAAAGCGGATTTTTGATGAAAATAAAATCTTGATGGGAAATCGTGATGCGGTTCCGGTGTATCTTGCGAAAGAGATTTTCGGAGAAGAAGCCGTAGAATTTTCCCACAGACTGGAAATGTTCAACGGATTTGGAATCGGAGATTATACCCTCTATGGATTGAACTTACCACAATTCGAGACTGCCGCAACCTATTGTAATGTTTCAAAAGCGAAAGACATTGAGGTGGCACAGCATGAAGTATAAATCAAAAATCCTGTTTTACTTGAAATATATCACGGATGAAAAAGTTTTAGAAACAATTTACCGAATTGTACGTGCTGAATTTGACAAGGAGGAATTTTGATATGAATGATATGATAGTGATTGACAATGAAATTGTTCCAGTTTACCAAACTGATACTGGAGAAAAAGTGGTTTATGGTTCTGAACTTCACGAAGTGTTAGGTTCTCCAAGTACATACCGTGAATGGGCAAAGCGCCGATTATTAGATATTGACGCTGTAGAAAAAGATGATTTTGAAGGTGTAGAAATTTCTACACCTTCCGGGCAGAAGAAGAAAGACCATATAATTAAGCTGGATTCAGCTAAAGAAATGGCAATGCTGGAGAGAAATGAAATTGGGAAGAAAGTCAGAAAGCATTTTATAGAGATTGAGAACCGATACAAACAGCAGATTATTGATAGGTCGCAACTTTCTCCACAAACACAACTGATTCTTTCTATGTCAGAATCTATTGCCAAAACGGAACTTGAACAGAAACGCCAAGCCGAAGCATTACAGAGGTTGGAGGACAAGACTAATAAGCAGACCGAAGCCTTGCAGACGGTCAAAGATACCTTTTCAAAATCGGAAACCGAAGAAGAAACGGTGCAGTGGGTAAATCATTGTATTAACAAGATTGCTGAAAGCCCTAATTTTGTATATTCTTTTGGAAACCGATATGCGGCGGCAAAAAATGAGAGTTACAACAGACTTTCCACAAAAGCTGGCTGTCGATTAGATCAGAAACTCCGAAATTCTATTGCCAGAGCAGAGGAACGAGGTTATACGAAAGCACAGATTAACACAATCAATAAATTATCAGTCATTATGGCTGACAAGAGATTAAAGCAAATTTACATAGGTGTGATTAAAGAAATGATGATTGCCTACTGTGTAGAAATAGCATAACTTAATAAACCAAAGTCGCAAGAGCCGAAATCAAGAGCCGGACTTTCCTAATGAACAGGGGAAGGAGGCTCTTTTTTAATGCTTGAAGGAAGTATGGAGTGGTACAGAGGACTATTCCAGAAGATTATAAATGACGGATTGAAAAATAAAGTAAACCAGAGGGATTGCTTGGATTTGCTTCTTAATATGAGAGAGGATTTTACTTTTTCTGAAAACAAAGAAGTCCGGGACTATGCCATGAAAATCAGCAAGTACGCCCATGAGATGGCGGGATATATGGCGGCTCAGACCGGCAGCGGAGAATTTGATGAGTTGTATTGGAAATATTTGCTGTTGGAAGCTCAAAATTATCAAGTAGATAGCGGATTGCTTTATTTGGAGAAAAATAGACTGCCAAAAGAAAGATTTTATGAGCCAAGACGAGAAGTATTTACGAAACACAAAATAGTATCTTCATTACAGGATTTGATGAATGATGATTTAGATATTTTGGTTGTCAGTTTACCTCCTGGCACGGGCAAGAGCACTGTTGAAGTATTCTTTCTTTCACTTGTCGGCGGATGGTTTCCAAACGATTTTAATTTGTCGTCAGCGCACAGTAGTATTTTAACACGCTCATTATATGACGGTGTACTTGAAATCATAAATGACCCAGTGGAGTATACATGGCATGAAATATTTCCAATTCCACAACTTACAAATACCAATGCAAAGGAAACAACAGTCAATCTTGAAAGAAATGGACGATTTAAAACATGGACATTCCGTTCTATAGATGGTTCTTTGACTGGTGCGACTCGTTGCAATCGGATACTAACAGCAGATGACCTCGTTTCCGGAATTGAAGAAGCACTAAATAAAAACCGATTAGAAACGCTTTGGACAAAAGTTGTTAATGATTTGTTCTCTCGTATGCTTGACGGATGCAAAAGAATACTTTTCATGACCCGCTGGTCAGTTCACGATCCAGCCGGAAAACTATTTCAATTGTACGAGGGAAATCCGAGGGCAAGATTTATCGCAGTACCAGCATTAAATGAAAATGGGGAAAGTAATTTTCAATTTGCAGTAAATGG